TACTTATTTCTAGAGGAACATCCTGATCTGGTTGAAGATGTAGGTGGGTTTGTAGTCAATCAAGGAGAACTTATACTTCTTATTGTGCAGCATAGAAAACCTTTGGAAGAAGCAAGAAAAAAATTACAAGAGACTAATTACTATGAGAACTGGTCACCTGAAATGAAGGAGAGAATCATTGAGCGTTAGAACAGTCAAGTGGTTTAGTGCTATGGTGATACTAACTGCTATGGTCTTTCATGTCCTAGGATTGACACCGTGGAATAGTATGCTACAATTATTAGGAGCCACCGGTTGGACATATGTAGGTATCAAGTGGAGAGAAAGAGCAATTGTATTGAACTTCCTTCCACAATTTTTTATAGTAATCCCCGGTCTCATATACATGTTTCTAAAATCATGACTGAACCTTACGATGACTCCAATTGGAGACAAGAGTATAAAAGTTACGTAAGTGACAAATTCAAACTCAAACTATTAGAAGACGGACCTCATAGTTTGGCACAGTCATGGTTATTAGGAGCAATGTATTCTGATTGGAAGAAGATAAAGGGATACGACAAACTCGATCCTAAATCAAATGAAGGTCAGAATCAGTCCAATATGAAAGAGTTCTTTGAAAGGTACAAGGATCAAGGTATATGATTTTTCAATCTTACGATTTCAAATTATCTGATGAAGATTACCGATATCTTATTGATACATATAAGACCGATAGATTCTTAAGACCCGGAGAGAATCCTTACTACAGTGGGTATCATGCTCACCCTAATTCTCAAATAAGATATGATTGGAATCCCGGAAAACAAATTGATCGTAGACTAATTAATATGTACACCCCCTTCCTAAGTGAAAAACTTAGGGAACAGGGACTTGACTCAAAAAATATGATACTATCTTATAGTCATATCTGGGCACAGATATATATGAGAGAAATGAAATCTAAAAATGAACCACATAATCATTACACATCTATGGATAGTGTGTGTTCTTGGATACATTTTGTGGACGTACCAGATGATCAGGATTGTCTTTATTTTCAAATAGGAAAAGAAAGAGTGTTTCCAGAAAATCAAAGGTCCGGTAAAATTATATTTTTTCCTTGTTGGGCAATGCATGGTGTAGATGCACCAACGACAAGATCTGAAAGGGTGGTTGTTGCAGGAAACGTTATCAGAAAAAAATGAAAGCAGTTCTTTGGTCGAGAGACAATTGTCAGTGGTGTGAGAGAGTAAGACAACTCTTTGCTGCCACTAAAATAGAATACTTAGAATACAAACTGGATAGAGATTTCTCTCGTGCCCAGTTTTACGAGGAATTTGAGGAAGGTGCTACTTTTCCACAGGTTCAACTTGACAACAAACATATAGGTGGATGCAAAGAAACATTGAAATATCTCCAAGAGAAGAACATGATCTAGGAGAAATAAATAAGGGAGTAGAACTCTTGATGCGGAGGAGAACTAAATATCCTCCAATAGAAAACCTTACTAGGAGAAAACAAATGGAAGCAGCACTCATTACGATCGGTGTATTCACAGGCATTCTCACTCTTTCTGTAGGAGTAATATTAGGGTATATTCTACGCACCTATATACAAGACAACAATCGCCAAGCATATACATATCATCCAGAAATGTTTGATGCGAATGGTCAATTAGTCCCTGACGAAATTATTTCATTCCGAATCGAAGGGGACGAAACAACTGAACTTGAAGATTAATTATGGCAAAACTACCTGACAATCCTTTAGTATCTGAACTCTTCAAAGCAGTTCATGGTAAGAAAGATAAGAAGGGAAAGGCAGACCTTCTATCACAACATAAACGTGATGATGTCAAGGCATTATTGATATGGAACTTTGACAAGCAAATCAGAAGTGCAATTCCAGAAGGTGAAGTACCTTACAAAAAGAATGAGGCACCTATCAACTCTGGTGGACATACACGTCTTGTTCATGAGTGGAGAACTCTTTACAATTATGTAAAGGGTGGTAATGATAAACTATCTCAAATGAAAAGAGAGACCATGTTTATTCAATTACTTGAGGGTTTACATGAGTCTGAAGCAGAACTATTGATGTTAGTAAAAGATAAAAATTTACAGTCAAAATACAGAATCACTAGAGCATTGGTGGAAGAAGTATTTGATGACATCGTTTGGAGAGATAAGTAATGGTCAAGGTGCTTCATGAGAAGTGTGACAAAAAATTAGCAGACAATCCTAAACTACCTTATAATGCATATCTCATAGAGTATAAAGAAGGTGAGGAACATTTCTTTGATATTGCTATTGGAGATAAGGCAGTTGATATCTTTGATCATTATTATGATAAGAGTAGTAAGTTTGTAAATATGATTCAAGCAGGAGGTCTAGTCAATCCTAGAAACTGGGTAGATAAAACCCCACAAAAAAAGTAACAACATGTTACAAAGATGTGAGGAAATACTTGCATAAATATATTTGGTATGATATGATACCAATACGTTCATCCAATTATGCATGGTTTATTACTGTTAGCATTACTCGTTGCTGATCATGACTCTTACCATTGGGAGTTGTCATGTGAAGAATGGAACCAAGCAAGGGTGGAGATACTCAGTGATGAGAATCACATCCAAGATGCTAAAGAGTATCTTATTGACTACTTTTATACTAAAGTACCAGATGAAGATTGCAAACCTTGGAACATTGGACGCAAGTAAGCCAACTCGGAACGGATCGTTCATCCTCTTTTGAGGACGCAACAGTTTGCTGAAGGAACGGAATCACGGATCCCTCGTCAGAGGTAAAGGTGCAAAGTCCAATTACTTTAGGAGAACCAAATGGCAAAAGTCATTTACAGAGGAGTCGAGTACGACTCAAAAGAGTACAACGCTAAAGTGCTTGCTGAAGCAGCAAAGCGTAATAGACACGAACTTATGTATCGTGGATTAAAAGTTGCCAAATAATTGCAACTAAACACAATATCGAAGGAGTGCTTGACACTCCTTTTTTTATCCAATATAATATATGAATACACTAAAACAAACAGTAAAACTAATCAAGGCAGCACTCAAACATAAACATCTTTACTCTCAAAAAGAAGTATTTTATTTGAAAAATTCATTGAGGGAGGCAAAGAAAAAATTGAGACTACATAAGTCTGTCCATTCATTACATGAAAATGAAAGTTCAATTAATAACAGTAACACCTGACGCTGAAAAGAACATGGCATTTGTTGCCAGAGTGTCAAACCCAAACAATCAAGACAACGAAAACTTTTCAGGACTGTTAAAATATTGTATCAAACATCAGCATTGGTCTGTATTTGAGCAAGCACACATGACTCTTGAGATTGAAACTACTCGTGCTATTGCAGCACAAATTCTACGACATCGTAGTTTCACATTTCAAGAGTTTTCTCAAAGATATGCACAGAGCAATGAGTTAGGTGAAATTGATTTACCAGAATTACGTAGACAAGATAATAAAAACCGTCAGAATAGTATAGATGATTTGGATAAAGATGTTGTTGATAAACTGAATCGTCAGATGATTACTCTATTCAGTTCTGCACAAGCATTGTATAATCAAATGATAGAGTCAGGAGTTGCCAAAGAGTGTGCAAGAATGGTTCTTCCATTATGCACTCCAACTCGGATATATATGACAGGATCAGTGAGATCTTGGATACATTATATTGACTTACGTTCAGCACATGGCACTCAGAAAGAGCACATGGAGATCGCTGAGTCATGTAAGGATGTATTCAAAGAACAATTCCCTGTTGTATCTGAAGCACTTGAATGGTGAATTTATTTCTAGGACCAACTCACGACTTGAGTTTCTTATATAATGATGAAGAAGCGATGAGAGTCACACCACAGGAGATCGCTACATTCATCATGCAAGATGAGATTGTAGCAGTCTACAATGGTAGATCGGAAGCAGGTCCTAGAGCACTAGGAAATAGAAGTATATTATATGACCCAAGAGATATTAATACGAAGGATACAATTAATAAAGTAAA